TATGCCCAAAGTGAAATTCCAAAGTTTACTTCTGGTGATGAAATCCAGCTTACAATAGGAGATGATCTTGTACTGACAGGCTTTATTGACTCAACTCCAATCAGTTATAACGGCACATCGGTAACCGCTTCAGTTGTTGGCAGAAGTAAGACAGAGGATTTAGTAGACTGCAACGTAGCTCCACAGGGATATGACTTATCCAGTATTAAAAATAATTCATGGACAAAGAATATTAACGGAGGCAAAACTTTTGTAGAGCCTAATATTACAAAGGCTGTTACTCAGTTTAAAAACATCCCTTTAAAGCTTGCTGTATCTCAGTTAATTGCTCCTTATGGAATTAAGCTTGTCTGTGAGTCAAATAATGCTGCTGTTAATTCAAATGTTCACTCAACTGTTAAAAACAGTGAAACAGTTTTTAAGGCAATTCAGAATTTAACCAAATCATTAGGTCTGTATTTTATGGATGATGAGTATGGCAATCTGATAATTACTGATACTGATGATCCTAAATCATCTGGTGCAACATTAGAATTAGGAACCAATATTCTGACAGCATCAACACAGAAAGATTACAGTCAACGTTTCTCTCGTTACTGGTATGACAATGATCAGAATGGAAATAATAAGAAATTTGGTGATGACCTGCAGCAAATTTCTAAATGCCAAGATGAGAAAATTAAAAGATTCAGATTCTATCGCTACAAAGAGCAGACCATGAACGGTGGCATATCAAATGGACCAGAACAGGAAGCAAAATATCGAGAAGCTCAATCTAAAAAAATTACATATACAGTTTTAGGATGGCGTACAGGTAAAGATGGCCTTGAATGTGATTTGTGGAAGGTAAACACTTTAGTCAAAATTAAACCTGTAACTCTTTAAGAACAGACGCTAACTGTGAGTAATGAATAGAAGGTCTGTTTTTGATAACCGTCTTAACAGGGAATACAGAGTAAAGATTTTGGAAGTGAAGCTCTTTTACATAACCAATATTTAAAGCGTAGATGTCAATCTCTTTAATGTACATACAAATACGCTTAATAGTTTCGTACTTACCTCTGGTATAAAGATCTTGTTTTAAGATCTCAACAAAAGCTACAGGAGTAATAGCTTTGTAGTCAATCTTACCTAATGAAGGTAGGATATAGCGCTCAATGCGGTTAGAGATGTCCTGCCAATTCTTTACTTTAACCTTCTTAACTTCAATCCACTCATAGTAGATCTCTTCAAATGTATGAACCTTTTCTTTAATAACAGGTGAACCTTCAAATTTAGCTTGGGCTTTTAAAAGAGATAGCTACTCTCTAGCTTCTTTGATAGATAACTCAGGGAATGATCCTAGTTTCTTACTTATCTTTTTATCATCAGATCTAAAATTAGCAATCCAATTTTTAATACCTGAGGGTAGTATGCGCAGGTATAAGCCATTACCATCAGCTAAGTTGTATTCCTTATCTTTTGCCTGAGCTTTTTTTTCTAAAAATGTAAGCATAAATGCTCCTGAATTATCCATGTGGTGTTTAGCCGTTTTTGTGACTGTACATTTGTAAACGCCACATTAGCGCCACATATTGTAGCATTTATTTGATACTAGCTATGATAGTAGCTCTGCTAGTATCACCGATTTTTAACGATTATTTTATTGAAAATTAAGAAAAAAATAGAAAGGATAATTAGCTGATTTTAGATACAAAAGCACCTAAAAGGTGCTATGGCGGTGAGAACGGGATTAAAATAAAACTCACTAACCACTTGTTTTATAGCAATTTGTTGTGGTTAGTGGGTGTAGTTTTTGGGTGTTTAACTTTTCTCGCCGTAGTGCTTGTCAATCCACGCTTTTAAATCCTCAAGTCTCCATAAAGGTGTAGCTTGGAAACTGTTGCCAAGCTTGAATGGCTGTGGAAAATCACTTGTACGTAGGAGTAAGTTAATCTTCTGCTCACTGACTTTGAACATCTGAGCTACGTCATGCTTATCTAATAGTAAGTCTTTGCTTGTCACTTGTAAAGTTACCATTCTGTTCTCCTGCCATAATGCTTACCTTCTTAAATCTTTCATCTCTTCTTTCATTGCTTCTAAACTCCACTACTGCCAAAGCCATTTGCACTGCGTTCTGTCTTAGCCCCAATAACTTCACCAGGCACTAACTTAACCTGTGGAAGGGGAAGGATCACTAACTGTGCCACTCTGTTGTCCTTAAAAATCTTTGTCAGGTTATATGGCTCCAATATCACTCTGATTGAACCTGTGTAACCAGCATCAACAACGCCAATCGGTGTACTAATACCTTTAACATTGAATGATGAGCGTGGACATACAAGACCTACATAACCTTCAGGAATTAGAATATGTACACCTGTATCAATGGTGTTAGCTTTGTTAGCCTCTAACATCTGATCTTCTTTACAGGCAAGATCAAAGCCTGCATCACTGTCATGTGCTCGCATTGGTGCATAAGCACCTTCATCTAATTCATATTTAATTTGCATGTTGTAATTTCTCTCTTCTATTTCTAGTCCATTGATTGATACGTTCTCTATTCTTTTCTCGATAAACTCTCTGCTTTTCAAGAAATTCCTGATGTCTTACAGGATCAGCCATAATTTCTGCCATTCTCTGTTTTGCATATGCAGCTCTTTTGGCTTTAACTTCAGGATCATTCTTTCTTTTTTCGTAATTAATTTTGCATTTCATTCTTGCAGCTTCTTTTTGACCGATCAGTTTTGAACGTGCGCAAATCACCCTGGCCCTTAAAAGATATATTTCTCTTTCTTCTCTTGTGGCATTTGTAGTACAACCTAATTCAGCCATTACAGATAATTCTCCGCGCTCAACACATTCAAGATTTGTAGGATCAAAATTTCTGGTGTTACCATCCATAAAAATAACAGTCTTGCCTTCGGCGCTCTGTCCAGGATGATTTTGTTCCCAAACATAACGCTGATACTGCATCCATTTGTTAGGTTCTGCTACCTTGATCCTTACGTAATCTTTCTTAATCTGGAATGATCCAACCGGTCTATGCCTCCAGTGTTTTTCTCCATGTGGCACATCTGAATTGCTATAACACAAACCTAGCTGAATGCCGTTTTCATAGCAGTGATTGCACAGAGCTACAATAGAAAACTCTCTGCCAAATCTTCTATTGATTTCTTCAGTAAGCTCTCGTCTTGAATTAAATCCGTGCTCACGTAAAGGACAGACAGACTTTACAAACTCCATAATTTCATCTGTCCTCTTTTTGTCTTTACGCGACCATTTTTTACCTGCGCTGGTCAATTTCAACTCCTAACAGATTGCTCTTTAATTTAACGCTGTACCCGTTATCAATTGCTGTTTTTACTGCATCAAGTTGCAGCCTTTTACTCTGAAGTTCAACCTGATGAATCGCTGTTACATTGGCTGCAATGTTATTGACTGCCTCTACTCTCTTGAACAGCATTTTTGCTTTTTCTTCATCAATGCCACCGTCTTCAGTTACATAATTTTGAGCGTTACGTATATTGTCTAGCTCACTTAATAGAGCGCTTTTCAACTCAGTAAGATCATTCTTCTCAGGTGCAGCTGTTTCAATTTCAATTCTTGGTGATTCCATGCTTTTTACTTCCCTTTTGTGTTTAATGTTTAAATCAAGTTCTTTGTATGGTGTGCATATAATTCTGCCGGCCAGGTCAAATGGAACTGTTATTCCAAATTCGTCTCTGTAATTAGCGTAAATCTCCGCTTGAGCCGGAACTTTTGCCATAAATATTCCATCATTTTTAAATCCTTCCATGTTTCTGACATGATCAGCTCTTGTAAACATCGGAAACGCACACCTTAACAGCTCTGTAATGTCTGCTTTTTCACACCATTTACTGCCATACAGTCCCAGTGCCTTACGCAGTGAAACAGATGACTCAAACGGAACTCCGAATACTTTGATCATGTTAAATTCTCTGTGCCTGTAGTTGTTTTGTTCTTAACCAGTTAAGAATATCTTCTTTAAACCACAGAATTGGGGCGTTTGGAGCAAGAGTCAAACTTGCACCAACAGGAAAAGTAGGATCTTTCTGCTTAATTCTGCTGAGTGTCTTTGTTGAAGTATGCAGAAGTGCTGCAACTTCATCTTTAGTAAGTATTTCATTCATAGTTAATCCTCCAAAAAGGGTGGAGTGGTTAGCTCCACCAATGTCATTGCCAACTACTTAGAACTGATTCCTTTCAATAATCAAACGAGGTTCTCCTTCCTCAGTCTCTGCAGCAATGGCAAACCAGATAACCGCCTTATTGGATTCAATCTTGAAGCAGATAAAATCTGAATTGCGTGACTGCAGAGATAAGAAGCGCTCTGCCTCAGATGAGTAGATACTGATCAACTTACGCATCTTCTCAAAGCCTTTTAATGAGTAAATGCATTTGGTTGCAAGAATGTCTGAGCGAGTGATCACCTGGTCTATATCTGCAGGATAAGAGGCATAAGATTCACGATCTTTAATGTCGATTGAGTTACCGATCAGAACGCCAGTATCAACATCAGCCACCTTGCCGGTGATTAGGTCAATATGCAGATTGAATTCATTGGAACTGCACCACTTCATCATTGATTTGTTGACATAGTAGGAAGGTGCGGCTTTAACAACAGCCTGCAGGTCTTTATCATCTTTAGACTTGAAGACAATCAGACTAAAACCATCAGTTGCAATCAGTCTTGAGTTCTGGCAATCAACATAAACCGTCTGCAGAAATTCATGTGCCTTTTTGTTGTTTGAAGTAAAGGCTAAAATGGCTTTTAATTCCTGAGGTGAAATAATCATTCTTATGCGCTCCTTGCGGTTGTTGTTTCGGTTGTTTCGTTAAATAAAAATTCTGTGATTTCGTCAAATTTGCTGCCAAAATAGAAGTTTCTTGGTATGAACTCTAGGCCCAGAGGTTTCTTTAATTCATTTGCCCTCTGATATGCTTCATCTACTGATGTAGGAACCACTCTATATGGATTGCTGTTTAATTCTCTCCAGGCTTTAACCGCTTCCTTATATCCAATAGAGGTTGATTTCTGATTGAATGTGAACCATTTCTTCAGTGTTCTCTTCTTTCCTGCAACTATGCAGGTGTAAACAGCGCAAAAAGATACATTTCCAGAGGAGCTTTTATACTTTGTGTAATCTACTGAAATTACTGTGGCAATCTTTCTGCCTGCTTTTGCCTGATGGCCAAAGGTTCTTTCAATCAGAACTCCTGCCTTTAGTTCCAGTTCAAGATTTCTTTCTAGCTTCTGTCCACAATGAGGGCACACTGTAGCTTGAACAGGGATATAAGCCTGACAGCCGGGACATGATCTAACCGGTGCCTGTTGCTTGCTCGATGCTTTCTTTTCAGTACGAGCGCGAATAAATGGATTGTTAATAGGACCAAGACGCTCGATGTTTCTAGCAAAGTCGAGAACAAGACAATCTTTTTTACCCTCTGCAGGGCGTAGGCCACGACCAATCATCTGTACATAAAGACCAGGTGATTTGGTTGGTCTTAACATTGCGATCAAATCAACTTGTGGAACATCAAAACCTGTGGTTAATTGATCTGCAGATACAAGACATCTGATTTCACCTTTTCTGAAAGCTTCAATCTTTGTCGCATTCTCATCAGCTGAGAATGAGGAGTTAACAGCATAAGCGCTGACACTCATCTCTCTTAGCAGCTGAGCGCATTTATTGCAGTTCTCAATACCTGCTATAAACACAATCCATGCCCTACGACCTGAAGATCTCTTAACTACCTCGACTAAAGAATTTTTCAGCATGGCATCATCGCCACAAGCTTTTTGAAGCTCATCGAGTTTGTAATCGCCGGCTCTGGTACCAACACCTGTAAGATCAACATGAGGCTTAGTCTTTAATGTTGTTACTGGTGCTAAGTAACCTTCTTTAATTAGGCGTTCAAACTGTGAGTTAAGGTCATAAACAATGTCAGTGAAGACAGCGTTCTTTTGCTCTGTCAGATAACCGCCCTTCATACGATAAGGTGTTGCAGATAAACCTAAAACTCTCATCTGAGGTCTTAGTTTCTTTAATGCTGCAATCACCTGTCTGTACTGTGAATTTTCATCTTCAGACAGCATGTGACACTCATCAATCACAATCAGATTGCGCATGCCAAAAGCATTAGCATCACGCTTTAGCAGTGGTGCTACAGACTGCACGTTACCGAAGATGATTGAGTTCTCAGTATCTTTATGACCTAGAGTTGCACTGCAGATGCCAATATCAGCTTCAGGCCAGATAGAACTTAACTTGCCTGCGTTCTGCTTAACCAGCTCACCAACATGAGTAAGCATCAGAACTCTGATGTTGTCCCATGTCTGAACAGCATGCTGAATGATGTAAGCAATAATTACGCTCTTGCCGGTACCTGTAGGTAGAACTAATACAGGGTTACGGCTTGCATCGTGGTTAGTTTCTACAAACTGCCAGAATGCATCACATGCTTCTTGCTGATACCATCTAGGTTTAAACATTCCAAATAGTCCCTTTGCGTTCTTTTTTCAAAAACTTGTTGAGCTTATCGCTTAAAAAATCATGAATTTGTTCGTTTGTTTTATCTCTTAACTTTTGAGCTACCCATTCTGTAGTTTCCTTTTCATTGAAAGTTCTGAATGCGTACCCCAAACTCTTCCAAAATTCAGCTTTAGAGCGATAAGCCACCCCATAAATGCAGAATGGCTTATTCATCACTCACTCCTATGCGCCGTAGCCGTAACCTGATACTGGTTGCTGTGGAGCTTGTCCATACACCTGCTGAGGCTGTGATTGACCGTATGGCTGTTGAGTTTGCTGACCATAGCCTGCAGCTGCTGTCTTTGGCGCTGTCTCCTTTGGCTTTGCGTGGAATAGAGGGTAACCTTCAGGCATTAAGCGTTTCTGGTTGGTCGCAATCCATGATGCTGGCTGATTGTTGATAAGCTCTACAGCAGTACGACCATCTACAGATAAAAGAGCTGCTAGGTTGATATATGGCTGACCTGAATCTGCCTCACCGGTTCTGCGTACAGCAACTTTAAGTTTCTTACCAACCAAGTCAGGGTATACAACCATTACAGTGCCATCCTTCTTCTGTTCCTGATGCTCGTTGATCACAAGGTTGCCTTGCTGGTCAATGCAGTTGCAGAGAATTGCAAGATGCTGTAAGTGGTATGCATAGTCACCACTTAGGTCTAGAGATATCCAAAGCTGAGCTTCTCCTTCCTGAGTAGCTACTCTGAAACCAACGCGAGCACATGGCTGTTCAACGCCATTAATACGTTTTGTGCCAGCTAAAGCGGTGACGATAGTGCCGTCATAGATGCCTGAGTTAGCGACAAAAGGTAAGCCTTTTAAAGTATCAAATACTTCGGTTGGGTTCTGGACCTGTAGATTTTGAGTTGAGCCTAAATTCATTTTTAGTTCCTTCTTTAAATTTAAAAGTTAAAATACGACTAGAATGGGCTGTCACCTTTAGGCGCTACAGTGTCAGGATCTTGAACTGTAGTAACCTTTGGTTCTTCGTGCTTAATAACTAGAGAAGGCATCTCTTTAGAAGCTGTTTGAGCTGTAGACTTCTTTGAACGTGCCTTCTTGATTAGCTGTTCTGCTTTTTCTTTGTTGTCAGTTGTCTTAGTGTCATTCTCGACATCAAGGTCGTATGTCTCATCAACGAAACCACCAACAACGTCAGGGAAGACCTGATCTAAGAAATGAGATAGAGCACGAGCGCGCAACATATCAGGCCACATTGTTTTCCATGTAGCCTGAGTACCAACCCACTGACCATTGGCATCTTTTTCCATACGACCTGCGATAGCAGCATCTGTACCGGTGTAGGTAAATGATTCTTTCTGATTAGGGCGGTCAAAGCGATAGCCTTCAACTTTAGCTGTAGCATTCAATCCGTCAAAGGTAGTTGTCCATGTACCATACTTTCTGCAGATACCAGCTTTAGCCTTAACGCTCATTGAAGTACGACCGCCTAAGATATAAATCATCTGTAGAGCATCAGCTGGTAGCAGACCTAAGCGGTTGCCTTTTTGAATAATTAAGAAAGTATCTGCAGAGCGGTCACAGTCAGGAGTAGAACGCATAGCAGCAGGAACTAACTGAGAGCTTGAGATGTACTTTGCATACTCACGAGCGCCTTCAAAATCAGTAGGTAGCTTGGTAAAGCCGTTTGATGCTGAGGTCATATCAATGCTGTCAGTCTCAGGCTTATTTGCTTTAGAGTTAAAAGCAAAATCACTCTTAACTTTGGCAAAAGGGGATTGAAGATCTAACTTCTTCTCCTCATCAGACACAATCTGAGGTTGTGCCTGTAACTGTGGCTTAACCTGTGGCTGAGGTTGTGCCTGTAGCTGTGGCTGTGGCTGTGGCTGAAATGCGTTGCTAGTCTGTCCATAATTTGCCATTTCATTTGGCTGATGGTTAACAGGCTGAGCGCCTGTAGCAAAATTTGTAAACATATTCGTTTCCTTATTTCTTAGCTTTTGATAAACGTAAAACTCTTGTGCCCTGGTACTCAGCTAAGCACTGCTGATATGCATCAGGATTGATAAGCATTAACTTGTCTTTATTGATATAAGTTCTGCCATGCTGATACTTGTATGAACAAAGAACTTTCATGTCTTTGTCTACAATGGTTTCATTGGTACCTACGAAGTTGATGATCTCGTCTTTTAATGACTGGATCTTTGTATCCAATGCTTTGGCGTCTTTCTTTAAAGCATCAAACTGAATCAGTTTCTGTTTAATGTCATCTGAGGCAACAACCTTAGTAGGCTCCTGCTGAATATGCTTTAAGTCGCGCTCAGTACGCATAGGCTCTTCATCATGTAAGATGTGTCTTACCCACCACTCTCGAGCCTGCCTTAAGATCTCAAGTCCCAGCGATTCATCAAAATCAATGGTGTAGGTTCTAAAATCTGAGGTAGAAAGTAAGCAGCTTAACTTGGTGGTGTGAATACCAGTAATCAGCATGTAAGTGTGGACTTGTAACAGGTATGAGTCAGGGATTTGACTATCAGCCTGTACGAGGTTATGAGCCTCGTCATAGACATCACCTTTGCCCCACAGCATGATTGCACGACCGTCTTCGTCAATATCATCAGTTGCGGTGTTGCCTCTAGTAGTCTTACCTTCCCAGATAGCTACAGCTTTAGTCTGATCTGCAGGATCAAGCACAATGCGGTCAGGTGAACCTACTAGATAAGGAATTTGAGATATCTGCAATCCATCACATAGAACAAGTTTTTGACCTGAAACTTCCTCATACTCTTTAGCAATTACGGGCTCTAAAATCTGTCCCCAGTGAGTAGCAGCATTTCCACTCCATGGCTGTGCACGACCTGTCTTTTCAAGCCATAACTGATGAGGGGTTGTGTACTTGTTTAATCCCATGAGAGTGCCAATATCAGAACCGCCCAAAGATTCCTGTCTGCGATACTGCCACAGCTGATAAGATGTCATATTCTCTTTAATTGAAGCTTCAATACGTGCCACACGTTCCTGATGCAAGTTCAAATCATCAGGGGTTAAAGCAAATTCATTAAAATCAATCACTGAAAAATCTCCTTAAAAAAGCAAACCATCAATCAGAGCGAAAAAGTTTTCAGCTCCAAAGAAAGCAAGAACAACAAACAGGGCAATCGCAAAGCCTAAAAGGTGCGCTCTTAAAACTAAAAACTCCTTCATGGTGTTATCTCCCAAATGTTAATTATTATTTAATAAAGTTTAATTTCTTGTTTCAAACTATATATTTGTATTTTACAGTTGTATTTGCAAATATCAATTAAAAATTAACAGTTGTAAAATGAATAAATGCTATGTTTTTGAAATTTCTTTTAATTTTGTTTACAAAAATTTTGATTTTTTTAGATAGGAGAAAGAAGGAGTGAGAATAAAAAAAAGGTTGTCACCTAAGTAACAACCTTCTTAAATAGCTTAATGAATTGCTTTATACAGAGCCTGAGCGCTCTATTACTTTTCCTATGATATGGATCATTTGTGCTGCTTCTTCTAAAGTTAGCACTTCATCAGAATATATTGGATTATCTGAACGTATAGTAAGGCTTTTGAATGATTTAATCAGTCTTTTGATTCTTAGAGAATGATCAAATACGAGAGCATAGATTTGGTTGTTCTCAATATAATCTTTAGGTGTGCAGTCTACAGTGATGTAATCGCCATCATTGATGAGAGGGATCATAGAATCGCCAATAACTTTAAATCTCTTACAGTTCTTAGGATTTATGCCTCTATCAGAAAAGAATGTAGATCTAAAATAGGCAGGTACACAGTCTTGTATCTCTTCGTAAGTTGGTTCTTCAGCCTCACCAGCACCAAAGCAGATCTTATATTCAGGGATTTGAACGAAGCCTGCAGGAAGCTTATCTGAATCTGCGTTATCTAAAGAAATAATGTTAGGCTTAATCATATTGCCTTCGCCTGTGACAAGCCATTCGACGTTTACACCAAGAGCATCTGCAATCTTTTGGGCAATTTCTGCTGATAATTTAGTTGATCTGCCATTTTTGTAATGACTGAGGGTTGCAGGAGAAATCTTTGCTATATCTGCTAGTTCTTTAGCGTTTAAATTAGCATACGATAAAGCTTCAGCTAATCTATCTTTTAGTTGAGACATAATTTTAATCTCCTATATACAGTTTTTCTTTTGTTTATATTGGTCAATCTTAATTTCACTTTTGTTAAATTTTATTATATTTTTACTTGTTTTAAAAAATTAACAACTGTAAAATCATAATATATAGAAATACAGTTTTGATTAAGGTATATAAAATGATAAATTCAAAAATTTCTATTGATTATTCAAGGATAGTAATTGAAGAAATTGGTAGAAAGAAATTAGCTGATACATGTAATGTAGGTCTTAGTGCTATCTCGCAATGGCTTAACCGCGGCATACCTATGCCGTGGGCAAAATACTTACGTCTACGCTTTCCTCGTTTGAAGTGCTGGAAAAATATTCCTGAAGATCTTGTTAAGTAAGGACTTCTATATGAATGATGAAGTTTATCCTGTATTTATTCCAACAGCGCATCTAAAGCCTGAATACAGAAAAATGAAATTAACATCTAAATACATTCTTTCTAGGATTATTGGTCTATCCAAACGTTGTGAGAATAAGCAAGTAAGGATCTCTAATTCTCTTCTCAAGTATGAAGTTGGTTTTAGCAAACCTCAGATAATTAGAGCTTTTAAGGAACTAGAAGATCTGAATTTGATAAAAGTTGATTTAAAAAAAGGCGCGAGAAGAGTAATCAATATCCTATTTACAATAGATGAATTAAAGGCTTCTTCAGAATTAAACACAGAAAACTCTGATAATTCAAATTGCGTAAGCAACTGTGAACGAAACGTTACTAGAAGTGGTAACGAAACGTGTACAGAGTATGAACGAAACATTACCAGAAGTGGTAACGAAACGTGTACAGATAAAAACAAGAGCGGTAACGAAACGTTACCAGAGAGGGAACAAAACGTTACTAGAAGTGGTAACGAAACGTGTACACATAAGTATGAATATAAGAAAGAAGAGATAGATATATATAGGGAGAGTATTTATAAAAAAATTTTAAATGATCTATCTGATGGATCAATTTCAAAAATCTTTATGCATGATCCTGCAACAGGTGATCAACTGGAATCATATATACCTTTCGAGTATGACCCTAAAGAGGCTGTTGATAGTGAGGGTAACTGTCTTTTTACTAAAGAGCCTTTAGATCCTGAAGGTTATAACCTGACTCAATGGATGGCTACTAATATCACGCACTTAGGAGAGCTGTGTCTTATGGGTAAGTATGGCGATGAGTGTTTTCCTATTTATGCTGAGTCACTACTTAAACGCTGGAATCCTAAGAAGGCCCCATTAGGTAAATTCCTGAATATTGCTGTTCCTAATGACTTTAAAGGCTTTAAACCTAGAGTTATTGATTATGTTGAGCAGTATCTTGGTGAGAATGTTGTTTTCCCTGCTATAAAGAAAATCATTAAACAGCGTACCAGCCCTTCTAAAGTGCTTGAGGTTTTATTCAGCGACTACCCTCAGTATTTTAGTGCTGTTAAGCATGATATGGATTTTGGAAGGTATATCTATCGTCTCATGTACGAGGTTATTAAAGGTGATTGCGAAGACGTCTATACACCTTATGACTCTAACCGCGATTTTCCTACTGATGAAGAAAGAGCGTTTGACTGGGGTCAGCAGTGGTTTGATGCATGGTCAACTGATCCTCAATGTTTAAACAAAGAGGCTCAGGAAATAGCTTTGGGAATTAAACCATTGCATAAAGAATTATATGGTAAAGAGGTGATGTTTGATGCCTTCTTCGATTAGTTTACCTTCCAATGATGAGTTGGAAGTGATTTTAGAGCATCTTGATGCCAATAACCGTGATACATGGATTATGGTATTTAATGCTCTGGGTAAAGATTATCCTAATAACGAAACAGTTTTTAAGATTGCTCAGGCATGGGCATCTCATGCTTCTAACCGCAAAAAGGAAGACGAAAAGCATGAGAGAAATGAGTTTTTCAAGGGTAATCATATTGCTGGTATTGGTGCTGTTATTACTGCAGCACAAGCAAATGGCTATAAGCGTGTAATTCAAAAAGAAGAGAAAGCAGAAACAGGAAAACTTAAGAACGTTGAGATTAAAAAAGAGCCTTCTGCTGTCACTAAACCACGAAATGAAGAAGACATAAGCGACTATGATAAATGCGCCTCAGAAGGCTCTTATATTATACGTGCTTTGCTGTATTCCTTTCAAGACGAGGAACGTCAGATCTTCCTGTCAGACTTAGGCTCTGATATCCATTTCTTTGTTCAGGAACAACAAAAGATTGTGGAAGCTGTCAGAAAGTTCTGCTATGCCCATAAATGGGACTACAAAACTTTTATCTCATGGGCAAAAGATGAGAGCATCAAAGAGAGTGACATCAAAAAGATCATCAGCAAATCTACAGCATGTTCTTATGACGATGTTATTAAGCATTACAAGGATATGCTTGATATTGGTATGCGTCTTATCGTCATTGAAGGAGCTCAAAAGCTTATTGAAGATGCCAGAGCTAAAAAGCCTATAGCTGAGTTAAAAGAAACTGTAACTTCAATTGAACGTGATACCAGTTTAGAGCTTAAAAAAGACATTTTAAGAAAAAATGAAATTGCTCGTGCTGCTTCTCAGGAAGTTGCAGAGCTTTCAAATCCAGCAACTCGTAAAAAGCTGTATGTGACAACAGGGTATAAAGCCTTTGATGAGCGCTTTAACGGCTTTAGACGTGGCGAAACTTCTATCATCTGTGCTTATTCAGGTGCCGGTAAAACATGGTTAGGCTGTGAGATTGCAAGACGTACAGCTTTAGCAGGTCTTAAGGTCGCAATGCTCTCAGCTGAAATGAGCGCGCAGTCTATCTCATTCCGTATGATGTGCACCGACCAGAACATCACACAAAAGCAAATTATGAATGGCTATCCAGTTGATCAGAACTTAAAAGCCTTTGAAGATACCATCTCTAAGAGCGGTTTAACTATCATGGCTGGTCGTGGAATGTCGATTTATGACGTTGAGAATGAGGTTAAACGTCTTGTGTACTCAGGTGGTCTTGATCTTCTAATCATTGATTATTTCCAAATTCTGGAGATGAAATATCGAGGTGAGATGTGGGAGCGCAACAAGGCCATGATGCAACGCCTGGTAAGACTGTCTGAGCAAAACAATCTTGCAACTCTTGCATTCGTTCAGTTAAGTCGTCCTGTTTCTAAAAAGAATGGTCAGAGCAACAAACCGACCATGTATGACATTGCCGGTGGTTCAGGTATTGTTCATGATGTAGCTTTGTCTCTAATCATGATCCCAGAACAGACAAATAACGGCACCAAAGATATAACTCGCTTTCAGATTGATATTGCTAAAAGCCGTTACTGTCAGGCAGGCGAAAATGAATTTACAGCAATTAGAACTGTTGGAGGCGGTTTTAATATCGTTAAAAACACTGAACCTACAGTATTGATTAACCGCGGTGTTTCAATGCAGCCAAATACCAGCAATGTAAATCTGATCCACAAAATACCGCTTCAGAGATAGGAGATAATGCCATGTTTTATATGAAAGACATCATGATCAATGAGCCTGGAGTTGATGAAATCTCAGGTGAACTTATCACTAATCAAAGGCCAATGAATGAGCGTGACCTTACCTCTGCCCTCCATAAAACAGCTGATGGTTTATTTTCTATTGGCTGGACTGTTATACCTTCTCATTTTAAGGCTCCTAGTCTCAGAAAATGGAAAGAACCATCAAAAGAGCAACTGCTTAAGTGGACACATGAAGATATAAACAGCGGTCGTTGCAATTCACTCAATCTGCGTTTGGCTGACAGTCATGTATGTGCCTTAGACTGTGACTTTTACGATGATGTAACCATGAAGAACTTTATGAACCTTCTAACTTCAGAAAAAATTCTTCCTGAGTTCTATACTGTCTGTGGTGGTAAAGGCGGAAAAATCTTTTTCAGAGTAAAGAATATTCCTGAAGGCAAACCACTACCTCGCGTTTTAGGCCCTCAGCCTTTAGTACCAAAGAAAAACGGTGCTCTGGTTAAATATGCTTTAGAGTTAAAGTCAGACGTAGCTACAGTATTTGGTGCATATTCAATTCCTGGCACTCTATACTCTGAATATCCTGGCACCAAGTTTGTGATTTACTACAGACCTGAAGATCTGCCGGAAATTGATTATCTTGAACTGCAGCATATTGCGACTATGTATATTGCCACTTTAAAGAGTATGGCGGTTAAGAAGTATATGCCAATTCCTCTTGCATGGGATGAGGAAGTCGAGAAGTTGAAAAGCCTCATTGCCCTTGATGAGTTATGCAACATGGATAGCATGTATGAATACGATTTGTATGACATGATTATTGCTGCAGGTGATGAACATCTGCTTCCTGCAGTAATGCTGTTCGATAACGTTCTTCCTGAAGACAAGAAAAAAGAAGTCGATGAACGTTTCGTTAATACTGTCAAATACATGCGTGATTTGGGCTATAACGAAGATACATTAAGAGCTTATGCTATTCAGGTTAACAGCTTTTATGCTGATTTTAAAAACTGGATGTTAACTTATCTGCAGAATTATGGTCAAAGCTATTCATACAGTGAAGGAGTTCAGTCTATCTTTACTAAATACAAGCTGATTAAGGACAGTGTTGACTATGGTGCTTATTGATTTGACCTTACCGCCTTCAGCTAACCAACGACTGATACCGTACGTTATCAATATGACACGCAGAATCATTGGTATTAAAGATTCTCCTAAGTATCGTGAATGGATGGAACTTGAAGCAAGAAAAATTAAGAATGAAATTCAAGCGCCGTATGCTGAGCCTGTTTATGTGTATATGGAAATTACTTTTCCTGACAGGCGTAAGAGAGATCTAGATAATATGGCAAAGCCTGTATGTGATGTGCTAAAGCTTGCAGGTATTTATGATGATGATTCGTTAATTGAGTTTTTGATCTGCAGACGTTTGTCACCAAACAAAAAATTAGCCGGTATTCGTGTTGGTGTTTGGACAGTATCAGAGCATAATTCTTTGAAGGATTGGAGTTTGGAAAATGCTGACTAAAGAAATTCTTGACGCACTGGATGATGATTATGCTTTTGAGCGTCTGTTAGATTCTTATGGAGTATGGACAAGAATCAGCAGAGGCTGTCCATCAGCTGGTACTGTTCCTACAGAGCATGGTTATGCTGCTATCACTGAGGAGAGTGCAGAGATCATAGCAGCAGTTACCTGTGAATTTAAAAAAGAACGTCCTGGGCTGTACAGGTTCTTTCATTGGTATTACCACAAAGGACAGGATGCAGGGGATATCAGGTCATTCTGTAAGGGTATATCCATCCAATGTGCTAAACATCGCAGATTGAGCGCTTTTGAGGCCCATCCGTGGAATGTTGTAAGGTACATGACGATAGCAATGATCAATCAGAAGATTTTTGATTCAAGAGACTGGATGAGAGACAAATTAAAGCAAATGAGGGGTGAGTAAGTGAGAAGCTTTACATATCAGGGGGTTGAGTACAGGTCACTTCAAGAATGCTGTTGCAAGTTAAAAATCTCATATCAGAAGGTAAGAAGGCTCTGCAGGCATTATGTACGTGCTCATCATGATCCTGTGGTGGCTGTTCGCTGGTGCTTAGGAGTAGAGCATCGCAGTATCAATGAGCCAAAGACATACTTGTATACTCAGGATAAAGAGAAAGCGACTGAAAGACAGGATAAATTCAAAGAAAAAGTAAAAAGACAGATTGAGATGATGGTTTAAAAATGATCGAAAAATGATCGTTAACGGATCGTTTTTTAAGAATATACTATAAAACAATTAGAGTGGAAAAGTACGTATTGAACATCGGTGCTTTCCTCTTACCTCATAGATTATCCTAATTTGTCAACAATAAAGCTCTCAAGAAATTGAGGGCTTTTTTTATTTCCTATGTATAAACATTTAACCCCAGAAGTCATTTATTTGATGATTGGTACAGCATGCTCATTCGTGATGGCATATTTACGCTCTACCAAACGCAAATTCATGGCTAAGATTTGTGAAGCACTGACATGCTCTATGCTCTCATCTGCACTTATCTTAATTTCAGAATATTACTTTCACTGGCCTTTAGAACTGGGTGTCGCTATTGGCACCTTCGTGGGTTTTCTTGGCAGTGACTACATTTCAGCAAAGATCAAGCAACTCATTAACGTGAAGGTAGACAAAGATGACAATGCACGTTAGTAGTCACGGAATCGCTCTTATACAGAATTACGAAGGCTTAAGAACTACAGCATATAAACCTTTGAAGAGTGAGAGTGGCTGGACAATTGGCTACGGTCATCATGGCTCAGATGTTAAGCAGGACATGGTATGTACCGAGCAGTGGGCTTATGAGCAGTTACTGCGAGACCTAAGACAAGTTGAATATCAGCTGATTTCAGCCTTGAATGCCGATGAAATCGAAGTCACGCAGGGGCAGTTCGACGCATTGTGTTCACTACTGTTCAACCTGTCAGGTGGAATTTACAAGCTTGTCAGATTCAAGCTGTGGGCAAAGCTCAAAGCTGGCGACACTAAAGGCGCTGCACATGAGTTCCTTGATATCAACAAAGCAGGTGGCATAGAGGTCAAGGGCTTAACACTCCGCAGAAGGGCAGAAGCTAAATTATTTCTTTCTTAGTCTAAAAAGTAAGGTGCTTTGTAGTTTTCTTATATCATTTGCCAATAACTTATTGTATAGAAAACTACAGCTTACCGGTCTGGTGTATGGGGCACATGATCAGCTTAGGCTGTGCTGACGAGCGCGGTCTGACAGTGTGGTGGTTATTAAGTTGACCGCTCGAGGCTGTCTTGCGATTAGGGAGAGGTTCAATTCCTCAGACCGGTTCCAATCTGAGAAAATTTACTTATTCGTTAAGTTATTTTTCTTCTAAAATGATAATATACGCGCAATAACTTGTTGAGGTGTAACAATGTCATTTTCGTATCGAATAGGTAAGCCTTTTTGGAAATGGTTTGCAAAACGAGGAGTAACATTAAGATTAAGAGTCGGTGTATGTTATGACGCCGAGGCTAAATGTTACTATGTGGCGTGGTCAGATCTCCCAGGAATAAATACTGATGCAGATACTCTTGAAGAATTAAAAAAGAATATTCAGGAATGTGTTGAGTTATTACTTGAAGATTACATATCCGACACTTCCAATGTTCATGCATCAATGAGAGTTCCGGTGTTGAATTAAAAATGGGAGATCATGATTATTACAAGCGCCTTGTAGAGATTTTAAAGCAGAATGGATGTTATCCTACAAGATCCGGAAAAGGCTCGCATGAAAGATGGTTTAATCCTAAAAACAATGTTCCGTTTACAGTGCATAAATCCTGTAAATCAAGATTTTCAGCGCAGAAGGTCTTAAATGATGCAGGTATAGACGTAAAGATTTAGTCTAAAAATTTCACAAAAGAAGCTCACAGAAATGTGGGCTTTTTTCGTTACTGGAGTCGCCCAATGTTATCCGTTAAGAACACATTAGTTGCTGGTGCAATAGCTTTTGCGGTTGGTTATATCGCCGGTTATGCGACAAGAGACGATCAGGCAGAAATTGAACGTCTGAATGTTGCGAAATATGCACTGGATCAAGAAAGAGCTAATCTGATTCAACAGCTGGAGGTTGAACATGAGCACCAGAAGACAGCGCAAATCAATGCAGCAAAAACGCAGGAAGATCTGGATGATCTTGAAAAGCGTTATGCTAGTGCTATCGATGAGCTTAATGCTCTGCAGTTGCAGTTCTCAGAGTACACCGATTCCGACACAGCAACACTGTCCAAAGATGCCTCCGCTTCCTCAGCAGTATCACAAGGTAAATGTGACTGCAGTAGAAAAGACAAAAGAGCATTTCAGAAATTACTTAATGACCAGATGATTGTGGCGAAAGACTGCGACATCAATGCGACTTACCTCAACAATCTGATTGAGTGGTATGGGAGCATAAGCAAATGAAAAAAATATTAAGATATTTATCAGTTATTTTTCCTGCTGTTGCTTTGGTTGCAAGCTCTCCAAATCTTTACTCTGCTTGGTCTTCTCTGACTGATTATTATTCCGTTGTATGGGTAGTTGGTCTTTTTTTGGTAACTGTTCTGTTTGGTGTTGCTCTTGATACTCTTGTACAAAATTTGTTCCGGATATAAAATTTTTGCCATATTCATAAGCTTTAGGTCCAATAAATGGGGCAACCGCTAAAACTACAGAAATGATTGTTGAATAATAAAAGTATTTACGGCTTTCGTCTTTTATTAGCCCTAATTCTTCTTTTTCTTTTGCTGTTAAAGGTAGTCCTGAAATATTATTCTGGATTTCAACAAAATCCTTGTCAGCATAACTAGCAAGCACATTGTTTAATACGGAAATTTGCTGATTTCTGTAGTACACCATGAATATGGTTTGACACCTTGTATCAAGTGATTTTAGTTTGTCAAAGCCTTGAACAATTTTACACATTCTCTGAATCTGTTCTGGAGAATATCTGAAACCATACTGAAAAATAGAAAAAGCTGGCGCTTCAAAATATCCCTTGATGTAGTCAACAGATTTATAAATAGACTTTATGGCTTCTGAGAGTTTATTGTTTTTCAGAAATTCTTCAGTAGGCAGATTCTTTTTAATGATTTTTACTGCATTAGCAATGGCTTCTTGCTGATTATTCATAACAAATCCTTGTATATAAAACGACCAAAGCACAGATGATTGTCGCAGATTGTCTGTGCTTTCTAATTCTTAATATATGCCTAATTTATTTTTAAAACCATGTCAGTATCCCGGATGCAGAGAATATGCAGTTAAAGGTTCAGCATACTGTAGAGAACATCAAACAAAAGTATCAAATGAGTTTGATAAACATCGAGGATCTTCAAGAGAAAGAGGATATACAAGTAAATGGGAGAAGTTCAGAAAGACATTTCTTGCTGAGCATCCTCTATGCGTTGAATGTCTCAAACACGGCAGAATCCAACCAGCTACAGATGTTGATCATATAGTTCCTCACAAAGGCGACATGAATAAGTTCTGGAATTTAAAGAATTTACAGGCTTTATGTCATGAATGCCACAGCAGAAAGACAGCAATTGAAGACAGTAACTTTCTCAAGACCCGTAGGGGGAGTTAAAAAAGTTCATACACAAGAATGTAACCGCCCCGTTAGTTCTTTACACACGCGTGCAAAATGGGAGTAATTTACTTGTTGATTTATAGAAAAATTATTCAAGTGTATAAAGATAGGTAAAAAAATAATGGCAAGACCAAGAAAACCAACTGCAATTAAAAAACTGCAGGGAACCTTACAGCCTTGTCGAACAAACTTAAATGAGCCTAAACCTCAGACAGACATCAAAGTTGTATCAGCTCCGTCATGGCTTAATGATGTAGCAAAGCAACATTGGAATTTTGCAATATCACAGATGCCGGACGGAATGGTTTCAAGCCTAGATTACACTGTTTTTGCGATGTGGGCTGACACTGTATCTAAGATCCTTGAGTTGGAAGCGATACTTCAGCATGAAGGTTTAATGCTTACAGACGAAAAAACAGGCAAACGTGTTGTAAACCCCGTACTAAAACAGCAAAACGAGCTGAAATATATTTTAAAGAATTATCTGACCGAGCTTGGGTTTACTCCTGCATCTCGCTCGAAAGTATCTATAACAAAGTCAGATTCAGATAACAAGAATAGCTTTCTTGATTTATAGTCTATGCAGAAACGTGATTATATCGCCATCGCTAATGGCTATATTAACGACGTACTGGCTAAGAAGATCCCTGCTTGTCGTTATGTTATTGAAGCATGCAAGAGACAGAAGAACGATCTTAAAAGAAAACGCTGGCAGTATCACTTTGATGTAAATCTTGCATCAAGACCTTGTCGGTTTTCTGAAATGCTCTGTCACGTAAAAGCTGAAAAAGCTGGTCAAAAGATAGTACTTGAGCCATGGCAGATCTTTATTCTTACCACAGTATTCGGCTGGGTTGATGATAACAATCTCAGGCGTTATCAGAGAGCATATATTGAAGTCCCAAGAGGTAACGGCAAGTCAACTTTATTAAGCTGCATCGGTTTATTCATGATGTGTGCTGACAATGAAATGGGTGCTGACTGTTACTCATTTGCAACAACTCGCGATCAGGCGAAGATTGTTTTTAATGATGCTCAGGCAATGGCTCGTAAAAATCCTGATTTGCGTGCAGCATACGGATTGAATGTTCTAGCTCATTCAATGGTCATTCCTGGTACTAATTCAAAGTTTGAAGCAAAGTCAGCAGACGGTAAAACCCTTGACGGTTTGAATACCCATTGCGCAATTATCGACGAACTTCATGCACATAAAACTCGTGAAGTGTATGACGTTGTCGAGACTTCAATCGGTAAGCGCACACAGCCAATTATGTGGATGATTACCACAGCAGGATTTCTGATTAACGGTATCTGCTACGAGATAAGACGGTACGTCGAAAAACTGTTAAATACTTCCGTTGTAGATGATACTCATTTCGGCATTATCTATACGATTGATGAAGGCGACGACTGGAGAGAAGAAAGCTCACTGCAAAAAGCTAATCCTAACTGGAATATATCAGTGATGCCCAAGGCGGTATTATCGACTTTGCGCAAAGCTATGGAGAATCCCAGCTCAGAAAATAACTTCAAAACAAAGCACCTTGATATATGGTGCAACGCTGACACCGCTTTTCTGCAGATGAATAAATGGCGAAAAGCTATCAGAACAGATGTAACTCTTGATGATTTTGAGGGATGTCACTGCATTTATGGTCTTGACCTTGCAGCTAAAACAGATATCACAGCTTTAGTGCGACTTTTCTGGAGAGAAGAGAATGATGGCAAGGTTGGCAAGGTTCACTTCTATGTTTTTCCTGAGTTCTGGCTACCTGAAGATAGAATAAACAGTTCTACAAATTCACAATATCAAGGCTGGGTTAAACAGGACTTAATCCATGTCTCCGATGGTTCTATTAATGATTTAGAGCTTATTCAAGATTATATCAAAGAAGATGCCCTGCATTATGACACTTTAGCAATAGCTTTTGATCCTTGGCAGGCATATCAGTTAGCTTCTAACCTTGCTAATGAAGGTTTGACCATGGTTGAGATTAAGCCTACCGTTCAGAACTTCAGCGAAGCTATGAAAGAAATGCAGGCTTTGATTTATCAGAAACTGCTACACACTGATGGAAATCCTGTTCTTGAGTGGATGGCCTCGAACGTAGTCGCACATTTAGATGCCAAAGATAATATTTATCCAAGAAAAGAAAACCCAGAGAACAAAATTGATGGCATTGTAGCGTTAATCATGGCTTTACGACAGGCTATTTTTATGCAGGTTTCAACAGATTATCTTGAAGGCAGTTTAAATATCGACTTAGCTTATTAGATTTACAGGTAAAAAATATGAATGTTTTTAAATGGTTGACAAATTGGGGTGGCACTACAGGCGATCACTCAGGCTGGCAGAATAACAGCCCTATGGTGCCAATCGTTGAAGGAACAAATGCATATTCATCGGATATGGCTCTACAGATACCTACTGTATGGGCTTGTATTGATCTTTTAAGTCACACTATTGCATCTCTGCCTTGTGATGTATTTATTGTTGACGGTAAAGGTAATAAGAACGCTGATACCAAATGCAATCTTAATTATATTCTGTCAGAGTCACCAAACGCTGATATGACTCCGTATGAGTTCTTTTCTGCAATGGTTGTTAATTACTGTCTGCATGGTAATGCTTATGCGTTAATCTCCAGATGGACAGGAGACAAAAAAGGACAAGTAAAAGGCATATATCCTCTGTCTTCAGAGCAGATGCAGATTTACAGAGATCCTTCAAATGGTCAGTTAATTTATCGTTATCTTGATAAGAACGACCATTATCAGGACTATAAATCATCTGACATACTGCATTGGAAATGCATGGGTAACGGCATTACCGGTCTAAAGAAGTTGGATTTTATGAAAATTTCTTTGGCTGAATCTAACTTTGCTCAAAGAACTGCTGTATCAGTTTTCAACAAAAAAGGAAAAATGAGTGGCATTCTGACTACTCCTAAGATTTTAACCGACAAACAAAAAGGTGAAATTGCCGATCAATTTCAAAAGATGAGGAATGATGACAAGATACCTGTATTACCTGCAGATATGTCTTTTCAGCAACTAAGCCTTAATCCTGCCGAACAGCAATTATTAGATACACGTAAATTCAGTGTCGAAGAAATCTGTCGTTGGTTTGGAGTTCCATCTGCTCTTGTCAATTCAAGTGGTGGAGCACCAGGGTCAAACATTGAACAGGTTACAGCAAACTTTTACAAGTCAACCATTCTGCCCATGATTATAAGCCTTGAACAGGCAATCATGAAGCGTGTCCCATGTGTTGAAGAACGATACAACCATGCTGTTAAATTCCGTCTGTCATTTTTAAATCGTGCTAATGATGAGGCACGCAGTCGTATTGCAGCAACTGCTGTTCAGAATGGATGGAAAACGCGTAACGAAGTCCGCGTTGAAGAAGGCTTACCACCTGTTAAAGACGGTGATACTTTGACAGCTCAGAGCAATCTGTTTCCTCTTGAGCAGTTAGGACAGGCAGATGCAACTCAGGTATCACAGACACCAATTACAGAAAACCCTACTAAACAGTAAGGAGTAAATAAATGAAATTCAATAAGAGTGCCAAAGAGTCACAACTTGAAATCTCTGATGAAGGCATCATTGAAGGATATGCTTCAGTATTCAATGGAGTTGATTCGTACGGCGATACCATTGCGCCTAAAGCATTTGATCATGTAATTACAAAAGGCGACTTACCTACAATGCTGTATGGTCATGATCCAATGTCTGTGCCTATTGGCAAATGGACAGAGATGTCAGTTGATGATGTAGGCTTAAAAGTTAAAGGACAGCTGAATTTAAATAACGCTAAAGCAAAAGAAGTTTTTGACGCAATTAAGTTTGGCTCGCTGACCGGTTTATCAATCTGCTTTTCATGTTCCGAAGAAGGCTGTGAACAAAAAGATCCTGATGATTTGTATAGTGGTTGCTTAATTAAGGCAATTGACAGGCTTTATGAGATTTCAGTTGTAAATCTGCCTGCCGATGACAATGCAAGAATTTCAAGTTATAAGTCAGCAGATTTTAATGACTGTAATGATATTAAAGGTTTTGAGAAATGTCTGCGTGATGCTGGCTTTTCTCGCTCAAAGGCTAAAGAGATTATATCTGTAGCCAAACGTGTGCTAAATCAGTGTGATGCTGACAGAGAAACACACGATCACGTAGACAATGACATTGATGAACGTATCAAGTCAATTTTCATGAAATACAGGAAATAAAAAATGGAAAATAACGATATTTTAAAGGGTCTTGAGACCATAGATGCAAAAATCGAGGATGTAATCTCCGATAATAAAGCGTCAAAATCAGCTATTGAGGCAGAGATTAAACGTATTGGTGATGAACAGGTCAAGCTAGCAAAAGCCTTAGCAGACACAGCACAGAAATCTGTTGAAGTTCCAGCAGAGACAGCATCTCCTTCACTAGGGCAGGCATTTACAAAGTCTGCAGCATTTGAGAATTTTAGTAATAATCGAAAAGCATTATTTACTTTTGAAAAGAAAGCTGACACTAATGCTGCAACTTCAGATTATGGCAATATTCCAGCCTACAGAAAGCCTGGTATGGTTGTTTCTCCAGAAGCTCCATTGATTATTGAGAACTTATTCCCTCATGTGCCTGTAACTTCAAATTCAGTTGAATACGTCAAGGAAGGTTCATTTACAAACAATGCTGCACTTGTAGCTGAAAAGAATGATAAACCTGAATCTGTATTCGGGGCTACTTCACTTGCAACTGCAAAGATTGTAACTATTGCCCACTGGACAAGAATCACAAATCAGCTTGCAGCAGACGCTCCAGCTTTGGCTGCTTATATTGAGCAGAAGATGCAGTACGGTTTACAGGCTCGTGTTGATTCTCAGCTCGTTACCGGTACAGGCGGTTCAACTGAACTTGAAGGTTTACTCCACGCTGGTAATTACAATGATCCTGTAACAGGCAAGCAGATTGTAGCTAAAGATTTTGCAGCAGATTCAACTCTGTTTGACTTCGTATTAAAGAATAAGGCAGAGCTTGAGGGTAGATACATTACTCCAGAAGTGATCCTGTTAAATCCATCTGATTGGACAAAGCTTGCAATGTTAAAAGACGGTCAGAAGCGTTACATCCTTGGTGGTCCTCAGTCTGTTGCCACTAAGTCATTATGGGGTATTCCTGTTGTAACTTCTGCATCTGTAACTGCCGGCAAGTATATCTTAGGCAACATCTCTTTAGGTGCCACTGTATACGACAGACAGGCTCTAAACGTTGCAATGTCAGATTCAGACAATGTTAACTTCACTCAGAACTTAATCACTATCAGAGTTGAGCGCCGTTTAGGCGTTGCTTACGAGATGCCACAGGCAATTAACGGTGGTGATTTTGCTATTCCTGCAACCGCATAATTTAGCTTGTAGTCAGCATTGGGGGCATATGCCCCCTTTTTTATAGGATTTTTTAATAATGTCTCTTTACACTCCAAGCCCAATAACTGATATCTCTCAGACTCCATGCACTCTTGAAGAGGCTAAAACTCAGTTAAGGGTTGATGATACATTTGAAGATGATCTTATTCGTAATTACATTATTGTAGCTACAGAACAGGCAGAGCAGATTTTACAGAGAGAAATTATTAAAAGATTCGATGATGAGGCTGTGTCAACTTTATCCCCAAATGGGGATATTCCATTAACTGTTAAGCAGTTTATTTTATGCCTTGTAGGCGATTTATACGCACACAGAGAGCTGTCAGAGCAAGCTACATATAGTACCTTTCACAAGCACCTTCTTGATCCTTATATTAAATATATTCGAGAGGATGAGTAATGAGCGTATCAATTCCCACCGCTGGAGAATTAAGGCACAGAGTCAGCATATATTCTCGAATTGATCATCCTGTTAACGGTCATGAAGTTGAGAGTATTGATGAGCTTATATGTACAGTGTTCTGCAAAATTGAACCTACAGGCTCAATGTATTTCAATAATATTCAGACAGAGAACAAAACTACACACCGTTTCTGGTTCCGTTCTGTTAAAGGAATGACAGATGCAAGAAGTTTAAGCCGAAGTATTCTGATAAAAGAAGGCGATATTACATATATTCCTATCAGGGTAACACAGTGCAATGGTCAGAACTTTTTTACCATGGTTGAAGCTCGTGAACTCGGTGATATTCAAAGCGAAACTGTAAATGCTAACAATATGGCAGGACTAGCAGATGGGTGAGTTCTTTCATGTTGGTGTAAAAATGCCAAAAGGCCTTGATGTCATGGATTTTGACAGAAAAATCGTAATGACAGGACTTAAGAAGGCATCCAAAATCGTACAGCAGCAGTCTAAAAAACTGATTTCATCAAAGGGCCCTTCAAAAGCTGGCGAATATCCCGGACGTAATACAGGACGTATGAGACGTCATGTTCGTATTAAAAATTCTAAAAGAAAAGATCATCTGTGGTCACGTGTACAAGTATCAACGATTGAAGACAGTTTCTTTTATCCTGCGGTTTTAAATTATGGTCGAAAAGACGGACGACTTAAACCAAGAAAAAACTTCATTGAAACAGCAACGACCCAGAACGAAAAACAAATAAAAGAAATCATAGACAGCGCTATGACAGAGGGCATAAAAATTTGGAGAAAATAGGATGCGAGTCAGCTCAACTATCAAAGCTTTAAGAGAGCGATGCCCATCACTTAGCAAACGTGTCTATGGGGCACTTCAATGGGTCAGTCTGTCAGTTGTTCACCCTGAGAAACTTCCATGTGCTTATGTATTTACCCAGTCAGAAGATCCTAAAACCCTACAGAGTTCAGAAAACTCATATAAGCAGTTAATAACAGCGACTATAGCAGTGGTTCTATGTGTTCCTAGTCTTGATGTTCGAGGACAGGAAGGCGCAGACAAAATTGAAGATTTAAAAGATGAGGTTTTCAAAGCTTTGTTAGGTTGGGCTCCTAATGGCGATCCTCAGTGTGTATATGAATACGCAAATTACAGAGTTATTGATACATCATCCACTCCCGCCATGTGGTGTGTACAGTTAGAGTTCACAGTAGAGTACATGCTTGATACGGATGATACATATATCAAGACAGAACATGAGAATTTAGGCAATTTTGACAAGTTTTATGCTGATGTAGACAAAATTGAATCTGATAAGCCGGATGGAAATATAGATGCAAAACTCAGACTTACAGGGCTTACAGAAGGTAAGGCTAAATCGGAGCCACAAGATCAAACTATTTATAAAGATTTATGGTAACTAAACCAAGGAGAAGACAATAATGTCTGTTTCATTTAATTACGTACCTTCAAATGTACGAGTTCCTTTGTTCTACGCAGAAGTAGACAATTCAATGGCAAATACCGCAACAGCAGAGAAGAAGAGCCTTTTAATCGGTTCAATGTCTTCTTCTGGAACTGCAACAGCAGGTGTTCCTACATTAATCACCTCAACTGAACAGGCAAAAACAAAGTTTGGTCGTGGTTCGCCTTTAGCTTTAATGGCAGAGGCATTCCGTAATCAGAATGGTACAGGAGAATTATGGTGTTTACCTGTAGACATTAAGTCAGCTACTGCATCAACAGGCTCAATTACCGTTAAAGGAACAGCAACAGAGAGCGGAGCAGTCTATCTGTATATTGGTTCTCAGCTCGTATCAGTTGCATGTTCTGCAGGAACAACTGCAAATGAAGTCCTAACTGCATTAACTCAGGCAATCAATGCAGATAAAGATTTACCCGTTACAGCTGAAAAGAATGATGAAGATAGTGTAATCACTATTACAGCTAAAGTAGCTGGCATTACTGGAAATGAAATCAGATTGGATAAGAACCTTCAGGGCGACGTTGGTGGAGAATCTGATCTTGCAGGCATTACTCTTACTATCGATGATATGAAAAATGGTTCCGGTGAGCCTGATTATAAAGAAGCTTTTAAGGCTGTTGCATCAGAAACATTCTGGTTTATTGGAATTGAAAATAATTCTGCTACAGCGCTTGATGCTGTAAAAACCGAGATGAATGATTCCACCGGACGTTGGTCATATGCAAAAATGCAGTATGGTCATGTGTTTACAACCCTCAGAGGTAATACTGAAAGCTTAGTTACTTTTGGTAATACTCGCAATGACCAGCATACCACAGTATTCGGCATTGAAGAGAAGAATGCAGAACCTGCATATATTGTGACAGGCGCTGTTTTAGGTCGTATTGCCGGATTTATTACTAATGATCCTGCCCGTCCTGTACAAACCGGTGAACTGAACGGCTTAATGCAACCAAGTATGGAAAAGCGTTTTAATTTTAATGATAAAAATACTTTACTCCATAATGGAATCGCAACAATTTATTATCAGTCAGGCACTGTAATGATTGAGCGCGCAATCACCACATATCAGGTTAACAAGTTCGGTGATGCAGATAATTCATATCTTGATATCACAACTCTGTATACATTAGCAGAGATCATTACCCGTCTTAAGGGCGTTATTACCTCAAAATATGCACGCCATAAGCTAGCAAATGACGGTACCAGATACGGCGCAGGACAGGCTATTGTTACCCCTTCTGTAATTCGTTCAGAGCTGATTGCTCAGTATTCAGCCATGGAACGTGACGGCCTTGTTGAGAATGCTGAACTGTTCGCTAAGAATCTGATTGTAGAGCGTAATACTTCAGATGTTAACCGTCTTGATGTGCTGTTGCCTCCTGATCTTGTTAATCAGCTTCGCATTTTTGCGTTACAGGCTCAGTTCCGTTTACAGTATTCTGATTAAGAGGAGATTTTTTAAATGGGTAAAAAATTTGCGGGCACCTGTTACATTAAAGCTAACGGTGCTCAGTTATCTGTTGAAGGTTCAGTCGAAATACCTTTATTAAAAACAACCAAAGAAAAGAAAGTAGGTTCTACAGGTGTGGCAGGATACAGTGAGACTAATATAGCTCCATATGTTAAATGTACTGCATTTCTTGAGCCTGACTTTGATATTGATGCACTGTCTGGCAATGATATGACAATTACTGCAGAGCTTGCTAATGGTTGGGTATACACCTTAAATGGTGCATGGCTTGAAGGTGAAGTTGTAGCTAATTCGTCAGACGGTACTGTGTCATTAGAGTTTACAGGCCTTGATGGTCACTTACAGCGTTAGGAGAGAACTAAATGAAATCAGTTGCAGAAACCTTAAAATTATCAGTGCCTATTGAGATGGGCACTGAGACTGTATCTGTTTTAGAGTTCAGAAAGCCTAGTGTTGGTGATATTCGCAGAATTGGTTATCCCATCTTTTTTACTTCAGAAGGCGATCTGAAATTTAATCCTGATATTGTTGCAAAGTATATTTCTACTCTTGCTTCAATACCTCCATCAGCTGTAGATAAGATGTCAATTCCTGATTTCACTGCAGCAGTAGGTGTTGTAACCGGTTTTTTCGGAAGTGGGGATTAAGCCCAAGAACGGAAAAGCAATTTATTGACTGTATCTATTCGACTGCGTATTTCTGGCATCTGTCACCGCTTGATATTGAACAACTTGATGTTGAGCGGTTTGAAGAAATGGTTATACAGTCGAATCGTATTGCAGATGAGATTAATTCACAAAGGGAATAAGAATGGCATCAGCAAATATCAAAGAGTTTAAGGCTCTTTTTACTGTAAGTGATAAAGCTTCACCACAGTTAAAAAAATTAAAGAGTTCTTTTAAAAACTTTGAAAAGGCATCACAGGCTTTTGCATCTAATGCTTCAAAGTTAGGTGCATTAACTCTTGTACCGCTTGCTGGTGCTTTTACTGCAGTAAGTGCAACTGTTAAGAGCTCAATTAGTACATTTACTGATTATGGCTCTTCAGTGAAAGATGCTGCAATAAAACTTGGTACCACCACTGATGCTGTTCAAACTTTAAGACATGCTGCCCAAATGGCTGGCTCTTCAACAGAAGCTCTTGATCAGGGCATGGTTATCTTTAATAAGAATTTAGCTAATGCAGCACAGGGCAAGAACAAAGCCTTAGTTGAAATGTTCCAAAAATTAGGCATTTCAATGAAAAAAGCAAATGGTCAGATGAAGACCACAGCTGAACTAATGCCAGAATTAGCCGATGCAATGAAACGTCAGAAAAACAATTCTGAAAAGGCATATATTGCGACAACCACTTTTGGCAAGTCTGGACAGGAACTGATCCAAATGCTGCAGGATGGTTCTCAGGCTCTTAAAGATTATGCAGACGAGGCAAAACATCTTGGTATTGTAGTATCAGATGAAGATACCTTAAAAGCAAAATCAATGGGCGACACAATTCAGCGTTTAAAAGATGCTGTTACAGGTTTTAGCCTTGCTATTGGCTTAAAGCTGATACCTTACGTTGAGCCTGTTATTGCATCTATGACTGAGTGGATTGCAACCAATCGAGAATGGATCGCAACAGAAATTGCATCATCAGTTAAGGATTTTGTTGAGTGTATTAAAAAGATTGATTTTAAACAGGTAATTTCTCAAACAGTTACTTTTACCAAAAATCTTGTAAAGCTTTTTAATTATCTCGGTGGAGTCAAAACAGTAGCGATTGTTATATCCACAATATTTGCAAGTAAATTTGTTGTTGCTCTGATAGGTACTATTAGCGCATTCTTGAAGATAGCTACTGCAATCAAAGCTGTAACAGTAGCTACAACTCTATTTAATATTGCACTTTGGTCAAATCCTATTGTCTTAATTGCAGCTGCCATTATTGCAGCGATTGCAGCTATTGTTGCATCTGTCTATTTTCTTTATAAGAATTGGGATACTGTCTGCAAATGGTGCAAAGATGCATGGAATGCTTTTGTTGGCTTTACCATGTCAACAGTCACAAAAATTAAAGCCTTTTTTGCTAAGATGATCACTTATATTTTAAGTTCATTGTCACCAATAAAAAAAGCTTGGAATGGTATTAAAAACTGGCTGTCCAATTTATTTAATGATCCTGTAAACACCATTAAAGATACGTTTTTAAGTCTTGTTGGGTTTTATGCGAATTTATGGGGAAACATCGTAGATGTAACTGAATCAACTATCAAATCCTGTTTTGGCGGAATGATTGATTATATCCTTGACGTATTATCTCCAATAAAAAATGCGTGGAACAGTATGAAAAATTGGCTGTCCAATTTATTCAATGATCCTGT